GACTTTGAAGGTAGACTAGCTAGGAATATGAAGGCTAGGAGTACGACTGTTTATAAGCCTGTTGGTTTTACCACGATTAAGTACACTAATCAGGACGCTATCAGGAATAAACCTGTTACTCCAGAGCTTGAGACTAAACTTGATATTGCTGTCTCTGCTGTTCTTGGTACTGGATACACTGTTGAAGTGTACTCTGGTGGTCAGGAAGGTGATAAGAGAACTGGATCTATCAGACACAATACAGATGAACAGGGTCTTGGTCTAGCCGCTGATGTCAAGATCTTTGATACAGAAGGTAAGCAAGTTAAGGATACAAAAGTTCTTAATAAACTTAAGGACTACTGGATTAATAGTGGTTATGGATCAGTCGGTACGTACATGGAAGAACGTGGTATGCACTTTGATGTATGGACTAAGGATAAACTTAAGCCCGGTATGGGCATTACGTGGAGTTACTAAATGGCTATTGAATATAGAGGAGAGAAGTTCGCTGGCTATAATAAGCCTAAGCGTACACCGAATGCTAGTAAGTCTCATGCTGTACTAGCTAAGGAAGGTGACAAGGTTAAGCTTATCCGCTTTGGTCAGCAGGGTGTCTCTGGTTCACCGAAGAAGGCTGGTGAGTCTGAGTCTTATCGTAAGCGTAGGGAAAGCTTTAAGGCTAGACATGCTAAGAACATTGCCAGAGGCAAGATGTCTGCTGCTTATTGGGCGGATAAAGTCAAGTGGTAAAGGGTCTGTACGCTAACATCTGGGCCAAGCGCAAGGCTGGTAAGAAGATGAGGAAGAAGGGTGAGAAAGGCGCACCCACAGATAAAGCCTTTAAGCAAGCGGCTAAGACAGCAACTAAACGTAAGTAAGAAGAAATAATAAGGAGAAGAAGTTATGGCAAAGAAGCCTACAAAGCAACAGAAGAAAGTTGCTAAAGTCATGCGAGAGTTCAAGGCTGGTACTCTCCATGCTGGTATCAATCCCAAGGGACCGAAGAAAGCAAAGGTAGTTAAGAATCCGAAACAGGCTATTGCTATTGCTCTTTCTGAGGCTGGTGTAAAAAGAAAGGTAAAGAGATAATGGCAAAGAAGGTTGTTAAAAAAGCTCCTGCGGCAGATCTAAAGAAAGGTGATATGCGTTCGCAAGTCCTTAACAAGGGTAAGCCTCAACCTGCTGTTGATCTTAAGCAGAGTAATCCTAGAGATCTCCGTAATAAAGCTTTGAGAGAGGCTAATAAAAAGGCTAATAAGGTTAAAGCTAAACCTCAAGTTAAAATTGATTGGGAAAAAATTATTCCAAAAGAACTTCGAGAGCCTGGACAACCTGATCTTAAGCGTCCTAAATCTAATGTACCTCGTCCGGGTAAAGCTCCTTGGGCACCTCGTATTCCTAAAGGAACTACTGGAGGAGCTAAGATTGCTTCAAATATAGCATCTTCAACAGCCGCAGGATATTTGAAAACTGTTGCAAAAAGACTTCCTCTCTTGGATATCTTTAACCCTAACTTTATGAACTATAAGACAGAAGCTAAACTTGCTGCTGAAAAGCAAGCAGCGTCTCCTCCGAAGTATGGAAGAAGTCTGAGGGCTGAAGCAGAGGCTAGAAAGAAGGCTGCCTTTGGTACTGGTGGTGGTAATCCGAAAACAGTAAACCCCTATCGTAAGCCTAAGAATATTGTAGGTAATAACCCTAATAGGGGTCTTGGTACAAGTAAGCCTGAGTCTTCCGCTTATACACCTTCAGGTTCTTACTTTGTTACACCTAAAAAGACTTCTGGTATGACAGGTAAAGGTAGACTTAGACCTGAGGTTAAGAAGAGTAAGAGTGCAATACAAGAAGCATTCACTCTTGGTAATGGTGCACAGGGTAAGGCACCTCCTACTACTTCTACTTCTGCACAGGCTCCTAAAGCTGCTGCACCTAAAAAGCCCACCTTTAAGGGTAACTGGACTGGTGCTGCTGCTACTGAGATGCAGAAGAGAGGTGGTGCAAAGATTAAGAGGCCCAATCTCTTGAGCCTCTTGAGAAAGCGTAAGGGTTAAAACTGGTACATCTTATCCATGAGCCTACTCTTTGCTAGGTCCAAGAGTAAGTAGACCTCTTCAGGTTGTAGGTTAAGGGACCAAGAGATCTTAAAGTGATCTCCACTCCAACCAATCAGGATAAGATCATCGTACCCATCAGTTGCTTCTTTAAGCAAATCATTAGGAGTAGCCCCCGGAGTATCCTCTGGGGGTTTCTCTTTTGTGATAAGCTTCAGTACCTTCTTGTCATCCTCACTCATCAGACAAGATCCACGATTTCACAGGCACCAGCGGTACAGGCAACAGTCTGGCTGGCCTTAGTCCCATCCTCTGTCTCGTAGTTAGAGAGAAGTGACCAGTCAATAGACTCTGGCATCTTGGCGAGGAGTGTTTCATATTCTTCCTTACTGCAATCCTCATAGGGTGCTTGCTTATAAATGTGGTCAGAGTGAGGCAAGAAGCTAAGACCAGAAGCAATGTCAAAGTTAGAATAGAGCCAAGCACCGACATCAACCCATTCGTCCTGCTTTACAGAGACAGTAATCGAAGGCTTATGCTCACACCAGAACTCAGCGTAGATCTTCCACAGGTTAAGATGTTCCTCTGCTGTAAGATCATGACGGGTGATAGCACCATCAGGAGCCTTTACAGGAAAGGAGAAGACAGTCGTATGGTCAGGCTTCATGATGTCAGGCTCGTTGGGAATACCCATATCCTTCATGAACTTGGTAATCGGGTCTTTGTTATCACCACGGACACGGCGGATGTAATAAGGATTGTGCCGGGGATGAATACCAGAAGCAGAGTCAACAAGCTGAGACACAGTACCAGAAGGCTTCACACAGGTAATAGCTGCTGACTGAGGGATACCAAGCTTATTTGCCCAGACCCTGTTAGTCTCAATTGCAGCCTCCTTCAGAGCCTTCAGGATAGCAGGAAGATTACCATGAGGATCTGTACCATTGAGAGCTTCGTGATCCATAATACCAGTTAATGATACACCAAGCAGACGTTCTTCCTCTGTGTTCTTCGTCCAGATCTTACGAAGGTAGGGGAAGTTAGTATACGTAGCTTGGATAGTACCAAGGATAGTCGCCAGCTTAACCTTACGTTCGATGTCAACGATCTTGTCAGTAGCACGGACAACAACCTCAGTCAGATTGCAGAACTGGTACGGACGGAGGATGATTTCAGAGCAAGGGTTTGTACCGAAGTCATGGTTAGGATCACGCCTACCGTTCTTACCAGAATGCTTCTGTGCTGCAACGCGAGAGAACATACCACGCTCACCAGTACCAGAGTCAACGAGGCTAGTCCACTCATGCAGGAAGGTGCTTGCATCAGGCTTCTCAGTATAAGCTACCGAGTTGTTAGCAAGGCTACGCTGAGGATTAGTCTCCCAGAACTGACCAGTCTTAGCATTACGCATACGGTCATCAGACAGGTTAGACAGAGAGATCATAGCAGAGCGACGAACACCACCGACAACAACAACCTCACCGATCTTGCACATGATGTCATGGCACTCAAGACTGTTGAGCTTACGGCCAGAGGCAGTCTTGAAGATCTGAGTAACGAATCGGAACAACTGGTCGAGAGGCTCAGGACCAGAGGCACGGCCACCGAAGACCTTAAGACGGGAACCAGCAGGGCGAACCTTGCTCATATCCCACTTAGGGATCTCACCAGAGTACAAGAGAGAGATAAGCTGACGAAGAGCCTTAGCCCAACCTTCCTTGCTGTCTGAGACAGAGATGATTGTATTCGAGTCGAACATCTTCTCAGGTACTTCAGGAAGCTTGCTAACGTACTGACGCTCGACAGAGAAGCCTACACCAGTACCACACATCAGGATGAACATAGCCTCATCGAATGACTTCATGTCATCAACCGGAAGATAGGAACAGTTATAGGCACAGGTATTGTCACGCTCAAGAGCCTTGCCAGCAGTCATCATAGCCCGCATACTGGGCATGATCTCAAGGTTCAGGATAGCCTCACGAATGTTCTTAAACGTATCAACATCATGAAGCTTTAGCGTATCATCAGCATGAATCTTTGGAGCAACAACATGCTCCATGAAACGATCAACAGTTTCTTCCCAAGACTCACGGCGATTCTCATCCTCAATCCACCGGGAGTACCTAGAGGTAGCAATGAACGTCTGATAGTCAGTCGGAAGATTCGTCATATTGGTATACATCTTTTACCTTTATCTTTTTCCTAGTGTAATCTTTTTCAGATTCTTTTATTCTTTGTCGGTACTTGTCCTCCGAGAGTTCCTTAGCGTAAGGGTTACTCCTCTTCTGAAAGGTTTTCTTTCTCCAACCCATTGTCTATCTCTTTTAGCTTGTCAAGACGTTCGATGATGATGTCTTCGAACCTATCATAGAACTCTTCTGGGTCTAGGTCAAGGGCTTCTACAAGTTCAAGGAGAGAGAACCTATCAAGGATGAGTTGTTTAAGTTCGAAACTCATTCTTAATTCTCTCTAGACTAATCCACTCATGATCGTACATACCGTTGTTTACTCCTCTCTTAATGACAATACCAGACCACCACATCTTGTTAGCTTGACCAGCGTATTCGTGTACCCTATCGATGTAACAACCAGTGACTAGGCCCAGAAGTCTTCGTCCATCAGGTCCAGTCCTCTCTGCGAAATCTCTAGTGTGAGTGTGACCCTGCGTTGCTGATACGAACTGTTTGGTAAGTAGGGTATAGGCTTGATGTTCACCGCTTGTAGCTCTACCCATGACCCCCGTTGGGAAATAGTGAGCGTAATAAACACCATCGACTTCAACAGGTTCCAGAAAAGGATAAGCTTCCCAACCAAAGTCTTTATATTGTAGATCCTGTACGGAGATGGTTCCATCCAAGACAGCATCTTTCTGGATAGCTTTCTCAATCCGAGCATAGTCATGGTTCCCGGTTGTCATAATGAATCTGGGTAGCTTCTTCTTAGCTTCCTTGATAGGCTTGAACATAAGTTCTTGGGCTTTACACGAAGCTTCAATATCCTTCCTGTAACGTCTGCCTTCAAAGCCCTTGGTCCCACGGTCATAGGAACAGAGGGAAGGCATATCAGCCCAGTCACCAATGCAGATTACAGTATCAGGCTTGACACTGGCAATCAGTCTACCAAGGTAGGTAAACCGAGATAGATCCTCATCAGGTGATGCATGAGGATCAGGGATAATCAGATGCGTCTTCATTAACCTCATCCCAATCAATTAGACCAACGAGTACACAGATGTCGAGTTCAGTATTATCGATAATGTCTTCCCATTCATTGTCCTCGTAGTCATCAGAGTCATCGTTCTTTACTTCGAAGTACAGGCGGACAAGAGCACGAAGTTCTTCATACATTCTCTTGTAGTCATTCTGGTAATCTGTTGTCATTTCACTCTCCTTACGGTTACACGGCATATTCCTTTACACCGAATCTTTTTAGCTGCGGCTTCGGAGAGATCAAGAGATCTCCCTTTAACGAACGGTCCACGATCTGTAACTCTGACTGTGACGCATCTAGACTTGTGACAAACCTTGAGCCTAGTTCCAAACCTGTAGCTACGATGAGCGGCAGTATAAGCATGACGATTAAACCGTTCACCACTTGCTGTTTTCTTACCATGAAATCCTGGTCCATACCATGAGGCCATCTCTGCGTTTGCTGGTGTTGATAGAAGGAAGAGGAGTGGTGCCCAGTGCAGGAATCGAACCCGCAATTGATGATTACAAATCAACTGTTATATCCATTTAACTAACCGGGCTTGGCCTACCCTACACGACTCGAACGTGTGACCCTCTGCTTAGAAGGCAGATGCTCTATCCGGCTGAGCTAAGGGTAGGAACTTTACCGTATGGTTTCTTTGTCTTTAGATATTCATACGCTCTCTTTGCCATACTAACATCGTCTCTTAATATTCTACCGAGGAGTACATGATTACATCTGTAACAGAGCAAGCCTCTGATTTCTCCAGTGGTGTGATTGTGATCGACTGCAAGGTTTCTCCGTGGTTTAATCTTGTCAGGAGATCGTTGACATATCGCACAACATCCGTTCTGGATAGAAAGAATTGAGAGGTACGCCTCTCTTGTAAGACCGAATGTTTTTTCAATTGCCCTCCACCTAGCTGGTGAATCGTTAAGCTTCGACTTCTGGGACTTCCGGTTCTTTCTCAACGTGTGTCATCCATACAGGACCAGAGGCATACAAGAACTTACGAAGTCCGACATCCTTCCAGCATTCTAGTTTAAACGGACAGTAGGAACATCCAGCAGGGAGTTTAAGATTACCAGACTTACCCATAGGTTCAGGCTTGAAGCAACGCTCTGGTGGTATCTCTTTATTAACAACTTCCTTGATATAAGATATCCTAGAATGAATATCAACCGTGTCTGTTTCCTCAAGAGGCATGACACAGATGTTACCATTCTGTTTGTCTACTGCTACGTAAGCTCCATCGTTGATACCTGTACCTTGTAGGTAGCCAGACAACTGGGAGATATACGCAAAAGGGTCATCCTCACGAAGTGTACCATCCTTAAACTTCTTAAAGGAATGAGGAGAGGTACTCTTTACATCGATTAGAACACCATCAAGTACAGCATCAATGTGACCAACAATGCCATCGACAGTAACTTGTCGCTGCCTATCTGACACAGCATGACCTGCAATCTCAGCAAGGAAGAGGACAATTTCCTCGATAAGATCTCCGTAAAGAAACTTGAGATAGGTCGGCCCATTGAACTCTTCCTTTTGTACAGTAGCGTTGACTTCATACCAGAGCATACGATCAGGCTTACCAATGTTAGACATACGGAGAGTACGTTTCTCTTCCTTAGGCTTCAGTCTGTCTTGGATAAGGGTAGCAAGACGATGACCGAACTCAAGGGCAGAAGCAGAGATATCCTTCTCAGTACCATTCTCAAGGAGAGAGTAGATATCATCTGCAAGAGTATTAATGCTTGGCAAAGTATGCCTCCAGTTCTTTATACCCACCAATGATCATACCATTTACAAATACCTGAGGTACAGTCTTCAAGTTACTGTACTTCATAAAGGCAAGGATCTCTTCACAGGCAGGGATGACAAACTCTGTAAATCCAATCTCTTTATCAAGGAGTAGTTGCTTCGCAAGAATACAGTAGTCACAGTCATCTTTACTGAAGACAACAAAGCTCTGCTCTGTCATCGATTGTCACCATCACCTTGGATCTTACCTTCTGTCTTCCTCTTGCCCAACTTCTCAAGATTATGTAAAGCAATCGAACTCATGCTGAAGCCGTGGTAACTGGCAAGACAAGAGAGATACCAGAGGACATCACCAAGTTCAGCAAAGATCTTCTCTTTCAACAGAGGGGTATAGTCTCCGAAGAACAGGTCAGCTTCCTCAGACCAGTACCTTGGATCATGACGGGCAACCTTCTGCATCAGGGACATAACCTCACCAACCTCAGCAGCAAGGCCATAGGTCAGGTGCGCTTCTGTATTGTGCATCAGAGTATCCAGTGCTGCTGCCTGATACGTATCAATGTCCATTGTCAAGTTCCTTAATCAATCGATTGAGATACCACTGGGCCTTCTTAAGATCCTCAAGAGGCTTCTTCTTGTACCTCCAGCGATGGAGATACTTCTTACAATTACCTTCGAGATAACCAAGGTAGTTATCGAAGGGCATGTTGTCCTTGAGGTAGTCGATGCATTCTACCTTACCAGAATTGTAGTGAGGGGGAGCCTCAACAGCATCCCCCTTCTGTACAATCTGATCCTTGTCCCAATAGTCTAGGGGATCAGTTGGATAGTTCATGCTTCGATCTCAAACGAAGCCTCACGGGGCTTAGCCTTAAGTTCAGCAGACGGAGGGAAAGGATCTTCGTCATCTGCCATAGCATCAGCAAACTCATTAGCCTTAGCTGCATAAGAGACAAGCTCAAGCACCTTCATAGCACCAAACTTCTTCTTCTTATTATCCTCATCCCAGTCAATCATCTTACCAAACTTGATGACCTTACCGTACTTCGGAGTATCGTAAGAGCGCCAGTAGACAATGCACTCAGAGCCATTGCCAACCAGTTCCTTCGTGCGCTTACCGTTCTGGTCGATGATAACCATCTCAGACTCAAAACCACGGAGGTCTACGGCAGAGTTACGAAGGGTAAGATACTTACCACCATCGTTAATCTTTTCCTTGCCATCCTTGATCTTCTTATCAAGACGGAGTTCGATAAGCTTCTTCTCAATCTCAGGGGTAACAGCAATGTTCACTTCATAGTGACCGTACTGAGACGGCTCCTGAACATGGGCGAAGTAAACCTTGGTGCGGAACTCACCAGTCACAGTCTTCGAGTTAGCCATTAGTGTAGTCTCCAGTTGTTATTAGAAGTATAGTGTAGCAGATTCCCAGTGTATGTCAATGAGTCTCTGCCCAGTTCTTACCAATCTTGTATTCACCGTCGAGAGGACAGTTCATCTTGAAGTATGTACCAGCATCTCGAATAGCCTGTACTTGTAGCTTGCCTAGTTCGTCTGCTCTGTTCTCCTCTACTTCTGTCTGCCATTCGTCATGGACCCAGACAACCTGTTTGAACCTGATGTTATCCTTCTTTGCTTTATTGTACCAGAAGACATTAGCCAGTCGCATAATAATAGTCTCACCACCTTGGAGGTAGACAGACAAAGACTTATGCTCAGACTCAATCTTGATACGCCGTCCGTCTAGGCTGACAAGATAACCTCTTTGTGCTGCCATACTAGCCTTACGCTTTAGTTCTTTTAGTGCAGGAATGCTACGGAGGAAGTTATCCATAGCATCACCCGCTTGCTTGACAGTACAACCCAGGATCTGGGCTACCTTAGCCTGTCCTGCGCCAAGTAGCCAAGCGTAGATAAACGTCTTTGCAGTAGGTCTATCTTTACAGAACTCACCTAATGCGTTCTTGTTAAAGGTATGAATGTCACCCTCAAGTAGTGTCTTCGTATACTCAGGATCATTCATGTAGTGGGCGAGTACACGAAGTTGTATTCCCGAAGCATCCGTTCCGCATAGGCTAAACCCTCCGGGGACAGACCAAGCTGCTCTGCATTCGTATGCAAATAAGCCAGATAGGCCACGCTCTGAGGTGATAGAGGGGATGTTTGCCATGTTGGGGTTCTGGTGACTGGCTCTATGGGTGACTGTACCGGGGACGATAACTTGTCCATGGACTCTTCCATCTCCGTCCATTCTGTCGAGCCAGTCTTTTGCTGTCTTCCATCTTGTTTCAAGGATCTTCCACCTCTTCAAGTCTTTGACACACTCAGGCATAGGACTACCGTCAGGCATTGTATCGGGGATAGTTTCCAGATTCTCCTGACAGATCTTCCAACTCTTGCCTGTCTTCGTGGGCACGGTAGGCTTCCATCCTAGTTCGTCAAGTCTCTTAACAATCTGAGTAGGAGAGGCAAGGTTAAAGTACTCGACATGATCCTTCAACTTCTTACCAGTCTTCTCAGAGTACCGCTCAGTTACAATAGGAGGGAAGTACTGGACAATGGCATTCTCAATCCTGTTAGCCTCTTGCAAGGCACCAGTATAAATCTCCATAGCTACGCTCTTGTCTAGTAGAAAACCATTCCGTACCTGTTCAGAGATGATGTACTGGACCGAATGCTCAAGACGTACTGATTCCTTAGAGAAGCAGAAGAGTTGTTTGTTAAGGTACTTATAAACCTTCTCAGTAACCTTTACGTCCTGCTTGCAATAGACCTTCATCTCTTCTGAGTATTTGGAGAACTCCTGAAATTGGATCTTTGCTTCACCGAGACGGTTGCCCCATGCTTCGAGTGAGTGCCCATCAAGAGTTGGCTCCCACAACCTCGACATAACAAGAGTGTCGGATTGTCTTGAGACGGGGATAGTGATACCCCACAGACGGGACAGGACAACAGAGTCGAAGGATATACTGTTGTGTCCGATCCATTCAGCACCATCGTGGTAGTCGTAAAAGGTTCTGAACTTTTCTGCATCTCTGAAGATGTAGTATCCTTCTTGGTCCAAGATCTTGGCAACCAAGATGTGAATAACTTTTGCGTCCAGCCCATCAGTCTCGATGTCCCATATTATTCTTAGTCCATGTTGGTGTGTCATGCTCAAGCTTTCTCAGATAGTCGATGGCAGATAGAAGATTGTTAATAAGTTCTACAATCTCAGCCCTGTCTTTATCATGCATCGTAGGTGGTGTACTAGGGACAAGGTACATATCGATATAGTCACGCATAACATCCTTGAACGGAATGATCTTCTCAGTGAACCCATCCCCATCAGTAGCTACATAGATACCTACACCTTCATTGGTGAAGTAAGCATCTACGTAAACGGGTATCATAATCTTAGTCCCCATCAGGTTCTCCTTCGCTGTTAACTGGTGTATCAGGTTGCTCCTCAATCAATCGGCCAGACTCAGTATGATACCGTAGGTGTGTAGCAAGACCAGTCATACCACTGAATCTGTTCTTGACTACTCGCACTCGTACAATGTGTCGTTCACTTGGATCGTCGGCCTGAGTATTTCTTTCAAGACCCAGAATGATATTAGAAAGTTGACCAATCCCGGCAGTCCCACGAATATCACTAAGGCTAACAGTAGCACCTTCTTCATGCGACTGTCCATTCGGTTGCCTCCTCAGGTGTGCAGCCATGATAATGCAGACAGAGAGTTCTACTGTCAGTGTCTTCAGCTTCGTAGCAATCTCATCTAGTGCCCTTCGCTCATCACCATTGCTCTGGTCTGAGACAACGATGGAGATGTGGTCAAGGATAACATACTTACAGTCGAGTGCACGGACAAGGTAACGGATAGTACCAAGGATACGATCAATACTGTTAGAGCCAAAGCTGTCATACAGAAAGATCCTGCCAGAACCAACAGTAGCCTGGTATGCTTCATCGAACTCTTCCTTCGTGTACTCTGCATCAGGTAGATACATTCGCTTATTCGCATGTACAGACATCAACCCAAGGCCAGTATCACGGATAGGTTCTTCGAGGAAGAGGACACCAATATTAGCCTTCGTGTTATGCAGCAGACCATAGACTAGCTCTCGGAGGAACTGTGTCTTTCCAACACCTGTTCCAGCAATGACAGTAACAAGTTCTCCAGTCCTGAGTCCATAGGTATAGTCGTTGACACCATCCCATGGGTAGTTAACAGAGTCATACTCAGGCTTTGTTCGGAGAAGATCATAGATGCTTGACCCGGATACGATACCATCAGGAGTGAAGGGTCCGGCTGTTCGGTGCTGCTCATAGAACTCCTTGATATTATTATTGACGAGGTAATCAGAAGCATCCTTATGATGGGACAACTTCATGATACGTACTTTTTTAGGATCAAAGAGACTGGCGCACTTAGCCATTGCCTCCTGTCCAGCCTTGTCATTGTCGAAGGCGAAGATGATACGCTTAAAGGAATTGACCCATTCGTAGTTACGCTTCAGATCTGAGACAGCAGTACTCGCTGAACAGACAGAGACACACGGTTCATTCAGCATCTGATAAGCAGACAGAGCATCAAGCTCACCCTCTACTACCGTGACTGAGTTACCACCCTGAGGGAACAGGTTTTGTCCGAAGAGTTCAACCTGACCCGGAGAACCAGACCAAGGAAAGCCAGCTTTGTCAGGCAGTCGAGTCTTAACAGCAATAAGCTTACCATCCTTATAGTAAGGATACATATGCTTACCATCCTGCTGAAGTACACGGTAGAACTCCACCGTCTTCTGTGTCAGTCGCCTGTCTGTAATCGGGGCTACGTCACCCTTCATGAGGACAGGTGTATTAGACATGTTCGTCATCTCTTCACTCTCTTTGAAGTACTTGTTGCATACGAAGCAGTACTGGTGATCACCGTAGTCATACAACCCATCACTCGATGTCCCACATGGGCACGGTAGGTGTTTCTTCATCCTCTAGATCTTTCAGTAGTACAGTTTTTTGTATGATGTTAGAGCATTCCCTACACGGAGAGAATGTTATCTTACCATTTCTTTTTTGTAATACAATCTCCCCATCAGGACAGTCTTTGTTGCAAATGTTACATCTCATTAATCATTCTATCTCCCAACATCTGACATAGAAGTGCTTACCCATCTTCTCTATCTCCTCCTTGGGATAACCTGATTCTACTATCCAGTCAAGGATTCTATGCTGGTGTTCCTTTGGGCATACCTTTGGGAAGTTAAACCTCCACCCACCAGGTGGATCTACCATGAGTTTCATACTTTATCCTCCTTGATTAATGCGCGGATGGCGGCGGCGATTAGATTTGCGTCACCTGGATCATCCTTATAAGGATCATACCACTTCTCAGCTTCCTTCGCCGCCTCTTCCAGCACCACGGCGATGGCGGCGCGGGCCTCCGGGTGATAGCCTTCGCTCTCCAGCGTCAGCCGCGCAGTTCTGAGACTTTCGCCAATCGCCCGCGCCACGCGCTCCACCAGATCGTCACTCATCATGCCCTGATCTCCACCGCCTCGTACCAGAACGAGTAGCCAGTGTAGTCCGGCACATCCAGCGTCGGACACTCCGGGTGCCAGCCGGGCGCAAACTGGCGACACCTCGCCTTGTGCTGGTCTGTCGCAGCAAGCACCTTCGCCCACCGCTCGCGGAACAGTGCGTCTGAGCGTGTCACGAAGCCCTTCGCCTCTTCCTC